GGTGTTCTTTGTTGCAGCCGAGCAACATGACCCACGCGAGCAGATAGACAGCATGTGCTTGTGCGCTCTGGCAGACGGCACCCAAGTTGTTGCCTATGTCAGGCGCGGATACCGCAAGGAAACGTACAACCTGACGCTCACGACAGACCACGGAAAGATGCTGCAAGACCAGCAAGTCAGTTGGGCCAGCCCTGTCCTCTGGATCAAGCCTTAGGGGTTTGTCCTAATGTTGTATTTGCGCATCGTCTATTGCGCAAAGCGCATCATGCGCCAGAATCACACCATCGCAACACAACCAAGGAGAAGCGATGACAACCCCGACAGTACGCAAGTTCCCGAGAACCATGCAACAGGCCTTCCCCAACGACAGCCGCCACGCCTACGCCATCGAGCGCATCAAGGCGCCCATGAGCGTGTTTGAGGCCCTGCTTGCCTGGGCTTCCATCAGCGGCATGTGCGTCCTGATTGCTTGGGCGATTGCGGGGTAATCATGGAAAAGCATTACGACGACGGCACAGAGCCAACCATCCTGCCCCACATCCATTGCAGTGGGCCATGCGAACAAGGCCGCAAGCCCTGCCCAGCACCAGACGCCTGCGAGCGCGTAAACACAGACGGCGCAGAGCTTGAGTTCTTGGGCGCCATCGCGCTGGCTGTGCTTGTGTGCGTAGTCGCTGTTCTGCTGGTGACATGAAGTGCCCGCAGTGCGAAGCCTGGACAGACGTTCTGGAAACACGGGCACCCTACAGACGGCGCGAATGCGCCAACGGTCACAAGTTCATCACACAGGAAACACTCCATGAAGGCACAGGAATTCCTCGCAGCCGCCGCAAGCCACATGCAAGAAAGATCAACTACCTACGACAGACCAACAGGCGAAAGGTCGATGTCGAGGACAGTGGCAGCGTTTAACGAGATCACCGGCCACAACCTCTCAGAGGCTGATGGCTGGATGATGATGATGCTTTTGAAGGCCGTCAGGCTCACCCAGCGAGCCACCTATCACGCAGACTCAGCAGAAGACTTGGTTGCATACGCTGCCCTGCTGGGCGAGGCCCGCAGCAACACAAGCACCATTTCTTACACAGACGGTATTGCGTAATTCTCACCGGCCTTACACAATCACAACCCCAACCAAGGACAACGATGCACACGCAACCCAATGGCCGTAAGGCGCCCACTGCCCCACCGCAGTGGCCTTTTGGAACTATTTGCCGCCAAGCCCAAAAACAGCACACGGCAGCAATGCTGAAGAAGCTGCCAGCGGCACCCTTTTGACCCACCACACCACCGAGGCAACGATGAATGATTTAGACAGACTGGCAACGCTGTGGAGCATTGCCAAGCAGCGCGAAGACGCCGCCAAGGCCGAGCGCATCAAGATCGAGGATGACCTACTCAAGGCGCACCCCGCCAAAGAGGAAGGCTCCGAGACTTTCGAGACGCCGCAGGGCGTCAAGATCACTCTGACGGGCAAGATCACCTATAAGGCCGACATTGACAAGCTCATCGCCTTGTCAGGCTCCTGGCCCGATGACGTCAGGCCGGTGAAGACCAAGGTTGAAGCCGATGAAACGCGGCTAAAGGCCATACGCCAGCACAGGCCAGACCTGTGGCAGGCCATTGCGCCAGCCATCGAGACGAAGCCCGCCAAGACGGGCGTGTCGATCAAGTTCTCAAGCGAGTAAGCCATGCAGGAGAAACCTCAGTTCCTGCCTGCAAAGGTGGGGCGGTACAGGCCGCCTGGAAGCCGCTGGGTTCGCATCACTGCAGAGACATGCGTTGATGACTTAGACATGCACATGCTGCGTTCTGCACAAGTCCAGCATGGCTATGTGATTTACAAGCCCAGCGAGAGCAGGCGCACGGCAGAGTTCACGAAGCTCTATGTCGGCGGCAAGGACAAATATGTTTATGCCGAGCGCGTCACAGGCACGCTCTACAGCCCGCGTGGCGTCTCATCGTCGCCTGATCTTGTCGCGGAGTTCGTATGAACGGCGCCGAACTGAGAGATGCGGGCATTGATACCGTCATGGCGAACGCTCAAAGCTGGGCCGATGAGGTCGAGCATGGCTGGCGGTTCTGGCTTCAGCACCACGCGCCTGACGAATTCACGCTTGAGCAGTTCCGCATGTGGGTCACGCCGCACATTGGCGAGCCGCATCACCCGAACGCTTGGGGCGGGCTGGCAAAGCGGTTCGCGCCTGACATCACACCCATTGGATTCACAACCAGCGCACGCCCGCAAGCACACGCGAGGCTGACGCGCACCTATCGGAGAGCGTAATGGCATTCAACCTTAAAAGCATCAAGAAGAACACAGCCCTTTCAGCGCCACGCATCATGCTGTATGGCGTCGAGGGCATCGGCAAGACAACGTTTGCAGCAAATGCGCCTAATCCCATCTTTATCTGCACAGAAGACGGTCTAGGTTCGTTGCAGGTTGATCACTTCCCGCTTGCCACCAAGGCATCTGACGTCCTTGACGCGATCACATCGCTTGTCACTGATCAGCATGACTTTGGAACTGTCGTGCTGGACAGCGTTGACTGGCTGGACAACCTGATCTGGTCTGACGTCGAGTCCACGCACGATGCCAAAGACTTGGCATACGGCAAGGGCGCAATGATCGTGGCCGAACGCTGGCGCGAAGTGTTGTCAGGACTGAACGCCCTGCGCAACGACAAGGGCATGGTTGTCATCCTGATTGCTCACTGCCAGATCAAGCGGTTTGACTCGCCCGAGGTCGAGCCATACGACAGGTATCAGCCCAAGCTGCAAGAGCGGTCAAACGCCATCCTGCGCGAGTGGGTTGATGCCGTCATGTTTGCGAACTACAAGACCATCGTTAAAAAGGATGACGTTGGTTTTAACAAGACGTCCAACCGTGGCATTAGCACGGGAGAGCGTCTGCTGTTTACGTCCGAGCGCCCTGCCTACATGGCGAAGAACCGCTACGGACTTCCCGAATCGCTGCCCATGTCCTGGGAAGCGTTCTCCAAGGCAATCGCCTAATCACTAACTGAAGGAACCACAACGATGGCACAGTTCTCTTTCAACGCATCTTCTGCCCCCCAGCCCTCCGCACCGCAGCGCGGCCCTCTGCCTCCTGGCTCTTACGAGGTCATCATCGCGCAGTCCGACATTAAAGCCACCAAAGCAGGCACGGGCGAGTACATCGAACTTGAGATGCAGATTGTCGATGGCGAATACACCGGGCGCCGAATCTGGGAGCGACTGAACGTCAACAACCCGAACAAGACTGCAGAGGACATTGCCAAGGCAGCACTGGGCGCTCTGTGCATGGCCGTGGGTGTTGATGACCTGACGGACACCGAGCAGTTGCACGACATCCCGTTTGTCATCGGCGTCGAGATTGACCGCAAAGACCCGACTCGCAATCGCGTGATGAGCTACGGTCAGGCTGCAGCTCCAGCGCCCAAGCCCGCCCCTGCAAAGCCTGCAGCGCCTGCTGGCGCAAGGCCCTGGGCGCGTTAATCAATGCGAGCGGCTGGATGCCCAGTGAGATGGCAGGGTGGACACCACTGTGGAAGTAGTTCCTGACATCAATAGCCCCCGGTTGCGCGGGGGCCGCTCACCTAACGAAAGACAACTATGGAAACGACAAGAAGGAAGCCTGGGCCTAAGCCTGGAACCGTGAGAGGCAATGGCCGACATATGCGCGGCGCTCCGTTGTCAGTGCGCGTGGAAGCTCATACGTCCTATGTCCCAATCTGCGGCTGCTGGTTGTGGACTGGCGCATTGAACAACATGGGCTATGGAATGCTCATGGTCAACGGTAAACGCATGTTGGCGCATCGCGCTTCATACGAGGTCAATGTTGGGCCAATACCAGATGGCTTGTTTGCTTTGCACGCCTGCGATACGCCAAGTTGCGTGAATCCAAATCACATCACCTTGGGAACTCAGACTGACAACATGCGTCAGGCAGCGGCGCGAGGTCGCATCAGGTCACATGGCATTCTGCGCCCGCCTACTGTGAGGGTTGCCGCATGACACAGATTCCTACGTCTCAGCACACAACTGCGCAGGCCATCATCAAATGGTATGGCTCACAGCAACAGGAACACAGGCCACATATGGGCGCGTCCCTCATTGGGGATGAGTGCAGCAGGAAGGTCTGGCTAACTTGGCGTTGGGCTCTTAAGCCTAGCTTTGATGGCCGCATCCTTCGCCTCTTTGAGTACGGCAAGAAAGCTGAAGACCGCATCTTTGCGGAAATGCGTGCCGCAGGCATTGAGGTCTGGGACGTTGACAACCAGACGGGTTCACAGTGGCGCGTCAGCGCGTGCAATGGGCACTTCGGCGGGAGCCTGGACGCCGTGGCAATGGGTGTACCAGAAGCACCAAAGACGCCATGCGTTGTCGAGGTGAAAACACACAACGACAAGTCATTCAAAGAGCTTACCGAGAAGGGCGTCAAGGCGGCAAAGCCAATCCATTGGTATCAGTTCCAAATTTACTGCCGCTTGATGGAGCTTGACCGCGCTCTGTACGTTGCAGAGAACAAGAACACATCTGAGCTTTACACCGAGTGGGTACACGCGGAGCCACAAGCGGCTGATGAGATGCTTGCAAAGGCAGAGCGCCTGACTGGCGCCGTAGAGCCCCCGCCACGCATCAGCAATGACCCAACGAATTGGCAATGCAAGTTCTGCAACTTCCACCCTGTCTGTCACGGCGACACAGCAGCCGAGGCCAACTGCCGCACATGTTGCCATGCCACGCCTGTTGAGAATGCTGGATGGCATTGCGATAACTTCCTCAAGCCATTGCCGGAAGCAAAGCAACGTCAGGGCTGCGATGAACACCTAATGATTCCTGCGCTTGTGCCATATGCCGAGCCGCAAGACGGCGGCAATGACTATGTGGTCTACAAGCACAAGACATCAGGCGTCGAGTTCAGCAACGGCCCCGGCCCTGCGCCACGCTTCAGCAGTGCCGAGCTGCACCGCTGCCCTGGCTCACTGATTGAGGATGTGGCGCCGATGAAGGCGGCATTCTCAACTGCCAAGGTTGTAGACCCGTGGCCTGACATGCCAAGCGATGACTTGGACGCAGTGCCAACCAAGCGCGATCTACCTGTTGTGCGCGAGCGCAAAGCCCGCGTGACCAAGACTCTGCAGGCGCTGCAGGCGTTTAAGCCATGACCAACCTACGAACCGCCGCCCAGCAGGCGCTAGAGGCGTTGGAATATGGACAACACACGCTGAAGCAGGTCAGCGAAAACCAATGGGAAAGCCGTGGTGAATTGGCAATGCATGCCCTACGCGCCGCGCTGGCAGAGCCGGTGCAGGAGGGCTGTGATCACTGCAACCAGCCACTGTACGCCGCAGTCAAGTGCCGAGTGTGCGGGAGGGTGACCCAAGCAGAGCCGGTGCATGAGCCGGTGGCGTCATTGATGACCAATGTGCAGTCAGGTGATGTAGAGGTTGTCTGGAACGATGACGGATTTGATCGTGAGATGTGGCACGAGACACCCCTCTACCCCGCCCCACCCCAGCGCAAGCCTAAGCCGGTGGCGCTGGATTGGCTGCACAAGTGGGCAAACCAAGATGACGGCGAGCCTGAGACTCAATGGCATGAGGGGTACGAGGCTGCGCGTAGGGTTGTGCAAATCCATCTCACCGCCCCACCCCAGCGCAAGCCGCTGACGGAGGAGGAGATACAGCAGTGCTTCAAGGAAGCTGGGATCACCATCAAGGGTCAGCACTGGACGAATGCGGTGCGCAACGTCGAGCGGGCGCATGGGATCACATGAAACTCAGCTACGAAAACATCCGCAGCGTCCTGCGCGAATGCGGCCCGCTGACAATGCATGAGGTCGCCCTGTTCTTCCCTGGCGTGCCTTACTGCAACGTAGGGTCAGCCATCAGCAAGATGAGAATCGGCGTGGTGACCAAACAAATCTACGTCCATTCATGGACACGCGAAGGCGTTGGGCGCAAGTACCTGCGGGCTGTGTACGCCCTAGGCAACAAGCGAGATGCCAAGAAGCCGCCAGTCATCAGCGATAGGGAGCGATGCGCTGCATGGCGCGAGCGTATGCGCCAAGCCAAGAAGTTGCCGCATCAAGCCCCAACCTCTGTCTTTCAACTCGCTCAACATCTGTAAAGGACATCATGGCTAAGTACAACGCAACAACAGGAGAGATGGACTTCGGCCTTGCGCTTGATGCGCTGAGGCGAGGCGAGCGCGTGCGCCGCAGAGACTGGGGCGAGGCGTTCATCAGGCTCAAGGACAAAGGCTTCTATATGTGGCACCGGGACCGCGATGTTGCCTGGGTGCCCACCTGGGAGGAGATGCTTGCGACTGATTGGTCTGAGGTCGTATGAGCGTTGACTATGTGCTGGGCATAGACCCCGGTATGTCGGGCGCCATCGCCATCATTGACGTCCGCAAGGGCCTTGTTGATACGCTCGACATGCCCACCGTCGAGGTCAAGATTGGCAAGGCCATGAAGCGCCGCGTGGCGCCCGAGGTCATCGCCTCAGAACTGCGCTGCTATGCGCCCTATGCCACAGCCTTCATTGAGAAGGTCAGCGCCATGCCTGGGCAGGGCGTGTCATCCATGTTTGCCTTTGGCGAGGCCTACGGGCTTGTGCGCGGCGTCCTGGCGGGCATGGGCATACCTGTCACCACCGTGACGCCAGCAGTCTGGACAAAGGCCATGCGCGTGGCTGGCGGCAAGGGCGGCAGCAGGCAGCGGGCGATGGAGTTGTGGCCTGATAAGGCTGGGCTATTTAAGCGCGTCCGCGACGATGGGAGAGCAGACGCTGCGCTTATCGCACAGTGGGGCATTGCGGAATCCTCACGCTGATGCGATGATGTCACCGTTCCAACCAACAACGAGGCACAACGATGGCAATCAAACTGCGTGGCGATACTTGGTGGCTTGACGTCCAGATCAACGGGCAGCGCATCCGCGAATCGCTCAAGACGTCCGACAAGCGCGAGGCCCAGAAGGCGCATGACATCCGCAGGGGCGAACTCTGGCGCGTCAACGTGCTGAAGGAGAAGCCCAACAAAACCCTGGGCGAAGCCTTTGACCGCTGGCTGTTGGAAAAAAGCCACAAGCGCAGCATCGAGACTGACCGCCTGCGCATCGAGATTCTGCGTCCCAAGATTGGCAGCATGAAGCTCGCCAACGTCACGCGCTCGATTGTGGAGCGCCACACCACAGGCGCTGCCGCTGCCACACGCAACCGCTACCGCGCCCTCATGCGGGCCATCCTGCGGGCTGCAGAGCGCGATTGGGAGTGGATCGACAAGGCGCCAATCATCAAGGCTGAAGTCGAAAACAATGAGCGCAAGACGTTCATCACACGCGAGCAGGCAGACAGGCTGATTGCCGAACTGCCAGAACACTACCGCCCTGCAGTACGCTTTGCCTTGCTGACAGGTCTGCGCAAGGCCAACGTGCTGGGCCTGCGCTGGGCGGCTGTAAACCTTGAGGCGGGCACCGTGGTGGTTGCTGCAGAGGAAGCCAAGGGCAAGCGCAAGATCATCGTGCCGCTGAACGCGAGCGCGAAGGCGCTGCTGGAAGAAATCCGGCATTGCGGCGGCAGTAATCCGGCATTGACCGGCAGTGTCTTTGGCCTGCGCACAATCACTGAAGCCGCGTGGAAGCGTGCGTGTGAGCGCGCAGGCATCACAGACTTCCGGTTCCATGACCTGCGCCACACTTGGGCGTCTTGGCACGCTATGGCAGGCACGCCCGCCCAGGTTCTGCAGGAGCTTGGCGGCTGGCAGTCTTACAGCATGGTGGAGCGTTACGTCACGTTTGCGCCGTCGCATCTTGCGGCAGCGGCAGAGGCCGTGAGCCTCTGATTCTTGTGCCAGAATCGTGACGCGGGAAGCCATGCCCGCTCTCCTCTGATCTTCACCCCGGCCTTAGCGCCGGGGTTTTTCTTTCTAGATCAAAGGGTTAGGACTCTATTCCAGTCCAGCGCCTTGAGCCTCTCGGCCACCTCTCCAATCAATGACTTGCGTGTGAGCGATGGACACAATGTGCCATTTTTGTGCCGTAAAAGTCCATCGCCTTTTATTCAGGGCGCTTCCTTGGCAGGCGTAGCATTTCAGGATCACCCAGCGCGTTAATCCTATTACCTGTCGGCTCAAAGCCAAACGTCTTGTAAAACTCAACAAGGCGATTGAGGCTAGTTTTCTTGTCCAGAGGCGAGGCGTCAAGCATCAGTTTGACGCCCTCGGCATCCGCCTGTTCCACAAGCTGCCGCATTGCCTCTTTGGCGCTGCCTTGCCCACGCTTGGCCTGCGGCGTTCGCAGGCTAGACAACTTCACCATGTCGGGCCTTGCGTCTAGAGACACGGTTGAACTGCCAACCTTGTAGTCCCTGATCTTGTTGCCGTCTTCAACCAAGCTCAGATCGAACTTCTTTGAGTTGCGCAAAGCATCAACGATGGCCTCTGTCTGTCGCGCTTTGTTCGCTGCTCTGGCAACACCGCCCACCACCGGCACCATGCCAGCCGCCGACAGGCCCATGCCAAGCGCGTCACCTTCACGGCGTGCGCGCTCAAAGTCTCTCGCGCTGAGTGCTGTACCAACGCCAGGAACAAACCCAGCGCCGACATCTACAGCGGTGTCTGCCATGTCCGCATCAGCGGGCGCGTCCAAGCTGAAGAACTTGCGTGCGCGATTGCGCAAGGCGTCTATGATGGCTTCGCTAGACATGGCTGTACCTCCGATGCCTAGATTTTAGGCTGTGTCATGTTCTGCCTAGCCCGATACCACGTGACAACTTCTTTCGGCACGTACCAAACATGGTTTCCGCCATTCACTGTGCAATTCCGAAGCGCGGCCTTCGGAGCGTCCGGCTGTCTAAGCGCCCCAATAAGCTGCATTTTTGTCACGCCCAACAGCTCTGCAATCTCCGTCACCGTTTTCACGGGAGGCAGGCCACCAGACCTACGTTTAGGAAAAGAATAAGAGGTATTCATGCGTCACTTCCTTGTGTCAGAAACGTGCCGCATTGTGCGTGAAACGCACACGGGTCTAGGGAAAGACCCATTGATTTGCTTGGGATTTTTTAGTGGCCGACGCGATTCCAGTCCAGCGCCTTCGACCACTCGGCCACCTCTCCAATCAAGGACTTACGAATTGCTGCAGAACCGTTGTGCCATTTTTGTGCCCAATTACCTTGCAGCGCCTTT